CTTGATCATCTTGCTGACTCTGACCAGAAGTCTGCTCATGATTGTCAAACTTCACCTTAGACTCTTCTTCTTGCTTCTTCTTACAAAAAGCGTAGAGATCCTCAGCAATATCAAGAACTTCTTCGAATGTTTCTGAATCTGCAATTCTTTTGATAAGAACAGACTCCTCAGCGTCAAATTCAAGATCAATGAAGTTACCAATCTTGAAATATAGATTTGCTTTGTCTGCCAAATTGAAAGTAGAGATATCTTCATCCTCAATCTTGAAGAAATCCTCTTCAGACAATTCAGAGTATCCTTTGTAGAAGGTCTTAGCAAGACCAGGATACTTGCGCTTCATCAGTTTTTCAATGCGAGCGTCCTCTACAACATTGACAAACTGTGGTGGAATCTTTCGTTCCTTGAACCAATCACTGTCTGGAGTGAAGAGTGCATGACCAACTTCATGTCCAACCAGAAGGTCATGAACAATCGAAGTCGCACGATTCCACATTGGGAGAGTCAGGACACGAGTATGCACATTGAAGCAAGCAGTCTCAACATGCTTGGTCTCCACAACCAGATCTTCAGTCGCAAGCAGTTTTGCAAGTTGGGACTTGATCTCGTGATTGACAGGCATTGCTTTGTTGCGTATGAGCGTATTATACAAAAGAACCCCGCCGCTTGGGCGAGGTCCTGTGACACTTTTTAAAGTGGTTCAATGCCTGGCGGCGAGATCTCAAAGCCTGGGGGCGCAAGCGCCTCTTCTGGCATTTCTTCGAATGGTGCTGCCAATTCGGTGTCGTTCCCATCTCCCTGTACTGAATGTAAGATATTTATTGTAGGGAACCATCCCAATTTACGCAACTCTGTGATGTCTGCAAGATTTTCCTGACGCTCTCCTGGCGTATCCTCTTTGACTGGAAGATGTCCCATACCCATCGCTTCTGCAAGTTCACGCACAGAAGTCAAGTCTCCACTACCAACAGAGATTGGTCCAGTAAAGTCGGAATATGCGAGACACTCGATGGCACTACACACATCCTTAACATGAATCCAGTCTCGTTTGTGGTTAGTAACATACTTTGCAGTCTTATCCTGAAGCATACGATGCATCATATTTCTACGACTTCCTGGACCAAAAACTGTTGTGAACCTCATCCCAACTGAGTTAGGTGGTGCCATCTGCTCATTGATCCACTTTGTCATAGCATATGGGTTTTCCCAATATGCACCCTCTACTGCACTAGAAGAAGCGTAAAGAAGTCTGGTGTTCGTTTCTCTACACCAATCAAATAACTTCTTTGTCTTGAGTACATTATTTGTGTAATACTTATTCGGATCTTCAATACTATCTCTAATGTCTGCATGTGCAGCAAGATGAATCACAAGATCGTAATCTCCACCTTCAAAATCTTCAATATCATCAGGACGGTCAATACCAGTTACATCATGATTTGCTTTCCAATGACTATAAACATGACTTCCAATAAACCCAACATGACCACTAATCAATACTTTCATTTTCTTTTAATTTAATTAATCATCAATTCCATGTTCTTTTGCACCCTTTGCCATTCTATCAGCAATGGTTCTCTTTAGTGCTTTTTGTCTCTCACCTTTAGGATTTGCTCTTGCTGCTGCCGCTGCTTTACGCTCTTCATCAGAACCAATTAAAGCATCAATGCCTGCCTTTGCTTTATCATCACGGCGCTCTTGTGCTGCTCTCTTTCTGTCTTCTCTTGCTTGACGCTTTTGTGCATCTGCCTTAGAGATTTTACCCCTCTGGATCGCCTTACCACGAGGAGTTGCTTCAGATATAAAATCAGCAAAAGATTTCATTAGTCTTTTTTCTTTTATTTATCCTACGAAACCTTTTTGCTAAATCCTTTGACCTTATCAAATCTGATGATATTATCAAACTTGTCGAGTAACTCATCAGTCTTGTGTGAGATGACAAATACATTTGCATCACTCACAACATACTTGATAATCTTTGTGAAATAGTCTGTACCAAACCCATCAAGTGAACTATCAAAGATCTCATCTAGAATCAAGAGGTTGGTGCTTGCAGAGTTTTTCATCTTTGCAATCTCTCGCCAGGTAAAGAGGAGAGACAAGTCAATTCTCATCTTCTCCCCCTCACTAAATGATTCATAACTAAAATCTTCGTGGATGGGGGACTTCACCGTCTCTTTGAATTCTTCATCCAGAGAGAAGTTAATATAGAAGTCCATCAACTGAAGATATTTGTTAATCTGCTGATTCATAAGAGGCAGATATCTCTTAATGATTTTGGATTTTACTCCACCATCCTTCATTAAAGAATGTGCGAAATCGTGGTAAACATTATTCTCTTTTTGTTCGGATTGTTTAGACTGTAATCCCTCTAGTTCCTCAACTAATTTTTCTAATGCATCGCGTTCAGTATTTCGGTTTGCAAGGTTACTGGTAATAGTTTGAATTTCCTGTTCCAGATCTCTTGATCTGTTCCGTAATCCTGAAATCCTAGTATTTGCTTTAGAAATTTCATGCGTTAAGTTTGTTGCCTCCTTAGAAAGAACCTTGAATTGGTTTTCTTTTTCCTCTTCAAGTCTGATGGCATCCTCTAACTCTTGGAACCCCTGTTGAAGTTCTTTTGCTTTAGACTGAGCATCATTAATTCTATTTAAGCGAAACGATTCTTCAATATGCTGGTCACAGGTAGGGCATACCGTATTCTCGTTAAAAAACTTATGCTCTTTAGTAATGGTTGCAACTTTTTGTTGCAGTTTGCCACGAAGTGTCCCAAGTTTCTTAAGTTTTTTGTTAGAACCTGAAGACACTTCCATCTTCTCTTCAACTACTTTTAAGTCTTCCCCATATCCATCAATATCTTTCAACAGAGCATCTACACTTTCATCAAACTCTTTGATTTTGCTCTGCTTTTCCTTGATACTCTTCTTTCCAGTCTGCTCCAGATCTGATATAAAATTCTTCTGCATATCAATCTTCTCTTCCACCAGATCCTTACGGATAGTAAGTTCACGAATACTCTCGTTCGTGCTACGAATCTTCTCACGCAGGATGTTGCTCATGTAAGAAAAGATCTTGATGTCCAACAGATCTTCAATGATCTCACGACGACTTGCTGCTGGGAGTTGCATGAAAGGAACAAATGATGCACTACCCAAGATGACGATTTGAGTGAATGACTTGTAGTTCAGTTTCAGAACATTCTCTTCCAACCACTTCTGCTGATCAGATGCTGCTGCAGCACGATCAAGAAGTTCACCGTTCTTGTAGATCTCAAACACATTTGGTTTGATACCACGGATAACTTTCCACTCAATTGAACCAGTGGAGAACTCAATCTCTACAGTACAATCCTTCTCATTGACAGAGTTAATGAGTTGTGGTTTATTGATCTTACGGAATGGTTTGTTGAACAACACAAAGGTAAGAGCATCCAGCACTGTGCTCTTGCCTGCTCCGTTAGTTCCAACAATCAGATTTGTTTGTGCCTCTGTAAAATCAACTTCAGTAAATGTATTTCCTGTGGACAGGAAGTTACGCCATCTTATCTGTTTGAATAAAATCATTATCTCTGGGTGGGACTACAAAGTCATCCGCTGTGATGATCACATAACGGTAATTATACATGTTGCACATATTAATTGCAACCTCGTCATCAACTTCTACAACTGCCATCTCGGGATAATCATCCGCTTCTAAAAGACCAGCATATCTTTCTGCATCATCCTCTTCTTCAAAGAGGTATAGTGCCTTTTCACCATCCTCATCGTGAACAGAATATGCTCCCTCTTCTTCTTTTCCAGCAATCGTAATTAGGTACATTACTCCATTTCACATGCTTCTCTGTAGACATCCCTCATCAATCTCTTTACAATATCTTTGTCGAGATCAAAATCTGAATCGTCAATATATTTATTCAGATAGGTCAAAGTGTCTTCGCACTCTTCTGAGGTGAGATTTACATCTTCATCGTTGACTGCAAAGTTCTCAACGATTTTAATTTCAATACAACCTGCTTTGTGAATCTTATCAATGAACTTCTCAAACTGAAGTTGATCTGATTTCTTACGAACAATGATCTTTACAATCTTGTCCTTGTAAAGGGTTGAATTGAATGTCCTGTAGTTTGTATCTTCGTAGTAGATTCGCTCAAAGATTGTGTAAGGATTTTCAATGAACTCAAGTTCTTTAGTCTCGGTATCGAAAATGTGGAACCCTCGTTTGTCGTCCACATCGTTCCAGAACATTTGGTAGGGATTTCCCAAGTAAAAGATTTTACCGTCATTAGATCTTGTGTGATAATGTCCTGAGTAAACCAGATCAAATTTCTGGAATGATGATGGATCAAGTCCTGTGTCCATCGTATGTCCACGATATGCTTCAAATCCGTTGAGTTCAAGGTGACCCATTGCAATCTTTGCTTTGGACTTCTTGACTTCATTGAATGTTTGTTCCTCATTGTCTTGACAAATCCAAGGAACAAGAAGCATATCTGCTCCACCAATCTTATACT